ATCCGTTTCAGACTTTGTGTAATAGCCGCCTAACTGTGCGTCGGTGTAGTCGTTAGCGTCACTTACTGCGCCGTCAATCAAATTACCCGTTTCGGTCTTTGTATAGACTTGCAGCATTATATTGTCCGCCGTCTGCTGTATCAGCGTTTGCGAACGTGTTTCCGACGCGCTTATAGCGTCGGTGTAGCTGTTTGTAATGCTGCTGCGCAATTCTTCATCAGCGACGGAGAATTCTTGTTCAACGGTTTCTTGTGCGCCGCTTATGGCGTCGGTGATCTGCTGCTTAAAGCCTGCTGAAATGGCGTTAGCCTGCACGCTGTCAGCGCGTAGCAATGCGCCGTTAAGTGTACCCGCTGTTATGAAATCGGCTACAATAGCGCCGTTCATAGTCATTGCAAGCCCGTATGTGCCATTATAACCCGTTGACGAATAGCCAAGCCCCGCCGAGTTCCAGCGCCACACATGGACGGCGGTTTCTATGTCGGGCGTGTCCATTATCAAAATTTCCTGTGGGTGCTCTGCGGGGTGCAATACCACATAGCCGCCCGAATTGCCCGTTATAAGCGCGGTCGCTTCGTCAATAGCCTGTCGCCATTCTGCCGTAGCATTTGCAAATCCCTCGCGCACAACGGTTGCAAGGTCGTTCAACGCCTTTTCCTGTTCGAGCACGGTATCGGCAAAGCTGCTGCGTGCCTCGCCGAGTTCGACGCTTTTATATTTTTCGTTCAAGGTGTCGTAAACTGTCTTAATGACCTTTGCTTTTGTGGATATACCCAGCTTGACAAAACGTACTGTTACAACATCGCAAAGCTGTACGCGTTCGAGGGGCGCTATGTCCTTGTATTCTTCGGTTTGCCATAAGGATATAAACGACGCTTGTATATTTACTTTGGGCGTTCCGAGTTCTTCGTGCGCCGCAATATACGCCGTTGCCTTGTTCCTTAAAGCCTGCTCGGTAATTTCTTCGTTATCCCCGAATGTGTCCGACAAATTGATTATTGCCGCCTTTTGGTGTCCGACATTGCCCGCGATCGTAAGCGGTAATACCTTTTCTTCGAGCGTTACAACAATGTCGCTGCTTTCGGTGTTACCGTTCGCGTCGGTGGTTTCCTCGGTGTATATAGCATACGGGAATATATGTGTATAGGTTTCTGTTATGTTGCGTTCCTGCTGAATGTCGGTCAAGTTCTTGCCGTATTCGATCGTAACGCCGCGATCTGCTCCCCTGTGGGCGTGCAGCTTTATAACGTAATTGTCAAATTCATATTCGCCGCCCCAAACGTCTAATACGCTCCCCTGCTGTCCGCCGAGAACGGCACGCAAGGAACACGGCTCGGCAATGTCAATGCTGTTCAGCGTCGAAATGTCACTCCACGCCGTAAAGCTGCTTTCAAATGCGCCTGCGTTTATAGCTCTGTTGATCGCTGCTTGTGCCGTGGTTGACTTTGCGGCAAGTGCAACAAGCGGTATGCCGTTAGCGTCGTATGATATATGTTCGGCGTTATACGTCACAATGCCGTCTATCGGCTTGCTATGCGCGTATATGCGGAAAAGCTGCAAGGTGCTTGTTTCGTTCGCCTTTGCCTTTATCACGTCGCCCTCGTCAATATCCGAATAGTGCAAGCCCGTTGCAGGATATTCAAACGTCATTTCGTAAGCGCCGTTACGTTCCTCGGTAACGTCACAAGATATAATATCGGTCAGAAATCCCGCGCCGTTGCGGGTGTAGTTTGTGTCGTCCTTTTTATAAAGAATTGGTATCATATCGTACACCACCTCGGCACAATTTCGGCTTTTGTCGCGTTGCCTGTTATCGTTATAGTGTTAGCCCCCGGCGCAAACGTCGGGAACGTGTCGCCCGTCATGATGTTATTAAGGGGTGTTAAGCCCTTGTATGCGTTCATGATCTCGCTGTCTATTTCCACATACCCCGAAACGCCCGTAAATGTGTTTGTAACTGCATTTACTGATAGCGTTATATTACCGTTGCCGTATATTCTTATGTACGGCGCTGCGGTCAGCTTCTCGGGGTTATATATCTGTGTGCTTGATTGACGTATGGTTATTGTCTTTTGTCCGTCGAATGAATAGCGGTACGGCTTGCAATTGAACGTCAAGGACATTTCGCCGTAGTTTGTGAGTTCTTCGGCAATATCGACGCCGCCCTCTACCGCTGCATAGCGGAAATATCGCGGGTTGTAACTATCCCATAGCACATTATATCCGCCGCCGACGGATAACCAATCTTTTATACTGTCGGCAAGATCGCTGAATGTTCGCGCGTCTTTTTTCAGTAATGCAAGTTCGTAAGGTATCGAAACATTCTTGTATCGCCCGTTGTCTTGTATCAAATCGCCGTTCCGCCCGGGAACGCTAACGAATTCAAAGTCGCGCTCGGCGGCGTTGTATGTGCCTTTGCTTTTGATATACAAAGAGAATTCAAGGGAGTTTTTTCCCTTGTAGTAAAGATACGGTAATCTTTGCATTATCCGAATACAACTCCCTTTCGTCTTATTTTGCTTTCGATCTTATACATGATAAGGTCTATAAAGTCGTCAATGTCCTTTTCGGTCTTGTTTTCTATCTTGTCGATATTAACCGAAACGTCAATGTTAATGCTCGGCTTGCCCGCGTCGGTCGTCGGCACTACAATTTCGCGTACCGCCTGCCGTATGTAGTCAAGTAATACGCTTATAGGTGCGACGGCTTCCTCGCCTGCCTCGCCGCCTACCTTTGCCGTGCCTGCTTCGGGGTCAATGTCAAATACGGTCGGCTTTTTCATTACCGCGCCTTTTGCGTACCATTCAATACCCAGCGACGGGATAGAGCCCTCGAGCAAGTCACCCAAGCTCCAGCCGGACGGGCTAATAGCAAAGTGCGGTAATTTGATTTGCGGCAACGATACATTGAAATTGAAAAATGACTTTATTTTGTCAATGGCATTTTTTACAACGTTTCGCACATTGTCGAAAATGTTTGTAAACGTCTGCTTGATATTGTTCAAGCGGTTTGTTACGGTGTTTTTGACGTTGTCAAGCCCGCTTGTAATGGTTGTTTTTATGGCGTTTATTATATTGCTTACTTTGTTTTTGATGTTGTCAAAAATACTTGTAAACTTCTGCTTGATATTGTCAAGGACATTTGAAACAACATTCTTGATAGCGTTTAAGCCGTTAGTAAATATCTGCTTGTAAAAATTAAAGATATTCCCGAAAAACTGCTTAATGTCGTTAAAGATTTTTGTTACAATGTCCTTTGCCTTATTAAACGCCTCGTCCCAATTGCCTAAAAAGACGTCAAGTATTATTTCGACGATCTTATTAAACAATTCAACGGCTTTTTCATAATAGCCCTTTAAGGTGTCGGCGCAAAAGGCTAAAAACGTCATAATACCGTCTATCGCGGGTGTAAGTATGCTTACAACCGTTTCGACGATCTCCATTATAAACGCTATCAGTTCGGGCAAAATAGCGCTTATCAAGTCCATAAGCGGCGTTATCAGAATTAACAGAATGTCTAATAACGGCTGGATAACCGGCAATAGCTGCATTAACAAGTCTGTAAGTATCGGCAATACGCTTTCAATTATCTGCGTAAGCAGCGGCATACATTCTTGTATTAGCTGAATGATAACGGGTAATATTGCGTTTACTATTTCGGTTATCGTCGGCATTAACGCGTCGATAAGCTGCACGATCACGGGCAATATAGCCTCGATAATCTGCATAGCAAGCGGCAATATTGTATTTATCAAGTCGATAAGTACGGGCAATACCGCGTCAATTATCTTTGTAAGCAGGGGCAAAACGGACTTGATAATGCTAACGAGCGACGGCAACAACGTTTTTATAAGGCGTGTTACGATCGGTAATATAGCGTTTATCAAATCGACAATGACGGGCAATACCGCGTCTATTATGTCGGTCAGTATCGGCAATATTTCCTCGATAACATCTACCAATAGCGGCAAGATAGTTTCAACCACTTTCAAAAGCGGCGGTATTATCTGCTGTATCAGCTTAACGATAACAGGCAGCACCGCAGAAATAAGGCTTTGCGATGGCGGTAATAGCGTTTGTATCAAATCAAATAGTATCGGGAATACTGTATTAGTCAGTTCGATAAGCGGCGGCAATATGCCGTCAAATACGCTTGTCAGTATTGGAATAAATCCCTCGATCAGCTTTTGAACATTCGGTAAGTTGTCGGTAATAACTTCAATAGCCTGCTCAACTATCGGTATCAATGCTGTACCGATCTGCTGCTTGATAAGTGCAAAATTGTTTTTTAGCTTGCCGAGCTTAGCATTGAGGGTGTCGCCCATTGTTTCAAACGCCTTTTGCGTTGCACCTGCCGAGGTCTGCATTTCGCCGAGAATGTTTGCGAAATCCTCTCCGCCGTCCTTGACCAGCGTCATTGCTGCTGCGCCTGCAAGCTGCTTGTTGAACATATCTTTAAGCGTCAAGCCTGCGTTGCCTGCATAATCATTAAGCATATTAAGCACATCGGCGGTGCTTTTGCCCTCGGCTTGCAGTTCCGCAAAGCTCTTGCCGGATATTTCGCGTAAAGCCTTATCGGCTTTTGAGCCTGTTTTTGACAGTTCGCCGAGCATAGAGTTGATCTGCGTACCTGCCTGCGCTGTTGCGACGCCGTTTTTTGTCAGTACGGCGTACTGCGTTGACAGGTCGTCCATAGCAACGTTAGCACCCGACGCAATAGGTATCGTTTGACCTAATGATGCCGCTAGTTCGTCAACGGTAGTTTTACCGAGGTTCTGCGTAGTGATAAGCATATCCGAAATGTCGGTTGCTTTGTCGGCTTCTAAGCCATACGCATTAAGGGCTGTCGTAAGTACATCAACGGCGGTTGTTGTATCAGTAAAACCGCCCTTTGCCAGCTTAACGGCATTCGTTGTAAATTCTACTGCGTCAGCTTGATCTACCGAGGCAGATATAGCCGAGTATGTCGCATCGGAAAAATCAGAAAAAGCAACACCGGTTTCGCCGGAGGCTTTTATGATCTGGTCGTAAATGCCCTGTATATCTTCTTCCGTACCCGATAATAGCGTTTTAACTTTCGCAAACGCCGTTTCTTGTTCGGCTGCGTCAGTAGCCATTTTATAAGCAGCGCCGCCGAGGGCGGTTGCAGCCGCAACGGTCATTGTTCCCATTGTTACGGCTGCATTGCCTATAGTGCTAAATGCTTTACCAATCTTTGAGCCTGCGCTTTCGCCCTTTTTGGTCGTTTCGTCTATGCTCTTGTCGGCTTCTTTGTTGTCAATGAATATAGTTCCAAATAGCGAAAAGATATTAGCCACGGTTGCGCCCCCTATCCGCCTCAATGATCGGCATAAACTCGCTTATGATTTCCTCGCCTGTCCGGGGTGGTGCGGTCGCTGTGTGGCTTCTCTCCGTGCGCTTTGCGCCGCTGTTAAATGCTTTGTCGATATAGTCCGAATAGCTTATGAAATCGGACTTGCTGCCGCCTTTAAGCTGGTGCAGCGCGCGCTCGGTAAGCCATAAAGGAAAAAGCCGCTTTTCTGTTTCGGCTTTTAGTTCCTCTTGCTCCCATTTCTGCGCCGCTGGTATCAGATACCCCAATGCGTCAAGCGGCAATTCTGAAATCAAATTCCAGTCATAATACTTTGTTATTAGTCTGCACGTTTCGGCTTTACCTTGTCGTGTAGAGCACGCTTGAAAAAAACCGTCATGCCCTCGTCGTGTATGATCTCGTCGAGAACGGCGAACGTGTCAAGGTCGTTAGCCTCTTCGACGGTAACGCCCTTGTAGGCTGCTGCAAGCTCGGGCAAGAAATCCGCCACGGTGTCAAGCTGCGGGAGCAGCGCGCTAATTGCCGTTACGGCAAGTTCGCCCGCCTTTTCGGTGGTAAGCTGCGCCAGCGCGTCCTCCTTGCTCTTTGCGTCGGTGAATATGTCCGCGTCCTTTAGGGTGTCAATTACGGGTGTGAGGTCAAGCCTGCTTGTTATTCTCAAAAGTATCTGCAAAGATTTGATATTCAGCATAATAAATAAACTCCTTATCTATTGATTTTTATGATTTAGGTAGTGCCGCCGCCGCTTGCAGCTTTGCGCATTTCAAAAGACGATACCTCGGTAACTTCCCACAAGTCGCCGTCGAGTTCGTCGGTGGTGTAATGCGCGTTGAATTCAAGCGCAAGCTCGCCCTCGGCTTTCTGCGTCGCGGTCGCGGTAAGTCCGCCCTCGTGCATAGGGTTGTGTATAGTGATCTTCTTGTATGTGCCGTCGATCAGCTTTGCAAACATAGTTATGTTGTCAAGATATGCACTATCGGGGATAATACCCATTTTCGGGTTTTTGATAGTCGCGGGGTCTGCTGCAAGGCTGCTTGTGATCTCTGTGCCTGTGCTGTCGTACATACGGCAAAAAGGCATAGCAAGCGCGAGGTTGCGCTGCGACATATTGATAACGGTTACTTTCAGCGTTGCCGCCTGCTCGTCAATGGTCTGCATACCCGCCGTTTTGCCTACCCTGCCGTCAAACTCAATGTCGCGAATAGTCGCGGTTGCGGAGAATTCGCCGCCGCCCCTGCAAGGCAAAAGCGGCCTTTCGTTGGTCTTGCCGTAATCAAGAATACAAACGCCCTCGTCAATCTGTATCTTTTCGATTTCCTGCTTTGTAAGGTTTTTTACAATCGGCATTTATAGCCCTCCTTATTCGTAGAATACACGCGCCGTCCACTCTTGCCGACGGTGGTTAATGTCAAACTCGGTTTCGTCCAAGTTCAGCGACTTTTCAAAATTAAGGTGTCCGCCGAAATACCCCTCGGCGCGTATGATCGCCGCGTCAAGGGTGTTGCGCAAGCTGTCGCAAGCCTGCTGCAAGGCGGTGTTGTTGTCGGTTACGCGGTCGTCGCCGAATAGATCGACGTAAAAAAACACAAGGTCGCCGTTGCGGTCTGCTATGTCCGAATGCACGGGGCTGTTAATGACGCAATACAACGCGTCAGACGGCTTTTCAGCGTCCTCGTAGTATGCGGGCAAGACCTCGTTAAAAGCCGCCACAATCGCCGCGTATAGCCTTGTAGTGTCTATCATTTAGTCGTCGTCCTCCGCTTCTCCGTCAAATACCTTGCCGCCCGCCTTTTCGATTTCTTCGTTAAGCAGTTGCAAATATTCCTCTTGTGCTGCCCGTATTTCTGCAATGTTGTTATAAACACTATTGCGTAATACATTTGTCGCCTGCTGTCCGGGGTGGTTGACGTGGTAGCCGTAAAATGTACCTGTGCTTTTGTCGTATAACGGCTTTGCGTCGTCTTTTGTCAAGCGCGGTATCGGGTGTGGCTTTGTGCCTTGCTCTATCCACCACGGCGACGAGTGCGACGGCTTCTTGCCGCGCTTTCTCACCTTTTGCCAGCCGTAAAACCCGACTTGCATTTGCGGTTGTCCCGTCTTGTAGTCGATAAATACCCACGAGGCTATATGGTTTTTTATGTTCTTTGTGCGCATAGGCACGTCGTCGCGGACGTGCTTTCGTATGACTTTACCACTTGCGCGCAAAGCGGATTTTGCAAGCCCCGCCATTGTCTTTTTGACCTCCGGCGAGGTGTCAACAAACGTTATGCCCGATTTTTTAGACATCTTCTTTCACCAACGTTGTTAATATAAGCTCGAGGTTTTCGTTTTTGACGGGATATGTACGAACAACGCGATACATCACGCCGCCAAATTCAAAATATTCCTCGCGCTGATATTCTTCCGCTTTGATCTCAATGCATAGCTCGGGCTTTACGCCTGCTGTTGCTGCTTGATAGAATTCATTGCGCTTGACGCCTTTTTCATTGCAGTAAACCTCGCGGCGGTCATATCCCGCCTTTGTGGTGCGCCGCATTGCGTCAAGTTTTTTTATCGGCTTGCATAAGTAACCTATATCGCGCCAATACACACAATCACCCGCTTTCGGTGTCCTTGTATTCGTCCGACAACATTAAATGCCGTTTAAGCATTTCGTAACTTTCGCGGTATCTTTCCGCGTCGCCGTTATCAAGTCCAAAATCTGCCTTGACGTATGCCGTAATAGCCCGCTTAATAAGCGGGTCGGCTTCGTCATTGACCTTTTTCGCCTTTATGCCGCCGAGGTCGTGCAGGTCGGCACGGGCGGCGGCTATAAGGTCGGCTATTTCATCGTCAAATTTCGGGTGATTGATACGGAGCGCCGCCCGCATACTTAATACATAGCGTTCGGATATATCAGACATAGGACAACGCCCCCCTTTACTTTAGGTCGTCGTTTTCTTCTTGCCGTAAATGACCGTGCCGGGCTGGAGCGCGCCGCTCCAAAGTCCCCAAGCGGTGTAATCGTCGCGGCGGGTCTTGCCGCTGGTGTCAATTGCGAGGCTAAGTGCTTCGTGCTCATTCATGCGGTAAAATCTGCTGATATTGCCGATAATGAAATCACCGTCGTTGAGGTAGGGGTCAGACTCTACCTTGTAGCCTGCAACGCTGTTTACACCCACGCCGTTGATAGGATTGTGAATGTAGTCGCCGACTGTGTTCTTTGTAAACGCGATTTCCTCCATAATGGACGGAGAAACGTAAATCTTTGCGCCTACCTTGTGGCGCTTGTCGGTAAACTTACCCAGCGCAACGCCGATACCGTCAAGGGCTGTACCCTCGTACTGATACGATACCGCGTCGGCGGTAATGCCTTTCATCTGCCCGGGGTCAGCCGTTCCGCCGAGTCCGTAGATAACCTCGTTAATGCTCTTTTCTTCTATCTGCTCCGAAAGTTCGTCAAGCAGATAGTTGAAAAATTCGTTGATCGCCATAGCTTTGAGCCGCCAAGATACGGCAATAGTTGCCGCGATCTCGGATAGTGCGAGGGTGAGGTTAGCCCATTCAACGGACATTTCGGGGGTTTTGGTGCTTTCCTTTACGTTCTTTGCCTTTGATACGGTCTTACGGTAAGGGAAATTAAGCAGCCCGGGAACGCTGGTCTTGTGAATGTCCTTGAAAATAGGGCTTACAAGTCCGATACGCTCCATAAGCGAGAGGTTAATATCAGTCGGGATAAACAGACCGCCGTTATTAACACCGTCAACGCCTGCGGTCGGTGCGGTATACTGTGTTGCGGTCGTAGTAACCGCCGTGTCGAGTGCGCGCTGCTCTGCGGGGGTCATTGCCCGGCGGAGAAACATCTTTGCAAACGCGCTCCTATATTCGGGGGTTGCAAGTATCGCACGCCCCTCGGGCACGGGTGCAGGCGGCTCGGCGCTGCCGTTTTCGGTGATAGGATTAGCAATTGCAGTGGGCGCATTTGTTGCTGCTGCCGCTGTGCCGCCCATACCCTTGATAGCGTTTTCGCGCCTTTCAAGGTCTGCGAGTTCGTCGTTAAGTGCGTTGATCTCTGTCGTCAGTGCGTCGAGGTCAATAGCGTTGCCTGCGTCGTCCTTGCCGCTTTCAAGCATACGTCTGATTTCTGCCTTGCGGCGAGAAATTTCGCCTTTTCTCTTTTCAAACATGGTTTCTACCTCCTGTTAAATAAGTGTCATTGCTATAAGCTGCTTGCGGCGACGTTCGTACTCCAGCCGTTCAAAGTCCTTTGCGCGCTCCGCTTCAAAAGACTTTCGCGCCGTTAGCGACGTTTCCTCATACGCGGGTATATCAACCGCCGAAACGTCGTATAGCTTTTTTATTCTTGTTACTTTACGGGTGTGTGTTTCCGGGTCGTACTCCTCGCCGTCGGGCTCGACAACCGTAAAAGCAAAAGACATTTTGTCAATATATCCGCCGCGTATTTCTTCGTAGAGCTTGCGCCCCTCTTCCGTGCCGGATAGATCGGCGGTTATATCAAGCCCGCCGTTGCTAAAATCAAGTTTAAGGGTCTTGTTTTTCAGCCTTGCAACAACCTTGCCACTGTGATTATAATTCATAATCACGTCGGACATATCGCAATTTATGAACGCGTTGCGGTCTATGACCTCGTAATACTTTATACCGTCCATTTCAAAAAGGCACGTCGGACTATCAAAGACAACTGCACGCCCCTTGACCTGATAGGCGGGCGCGGCGGCGTCGTTCGGCAATGCTTCAACGTTTGCAAATGCGCGGTATTCTCTTTGATTTGGCTTAAATGGCATTGTCATTTCCCTCTCCCTCCGTTTCTTCTCCGCTATCTTGCGGGGCTTTGTCGCTTGTGTCGCCTAACTGGTATTCGTCGGCTCGATCAGCGTTCACCATGTTCAACGTTTGAACACGCCTTGCGCCCTCTGCTCCGCCCAGCGGCGACATATTGTAAGCAAGCAGCACATTGTCAACCGTAACCGCGCCAATATCCGCAAGAAATTTCAAAGCGGCGGTTTTGTCGGATAGCTTTTCGTTCTGCAAGCTGTTGCCCTCGAATATTATTTCGTTTCCGTAACCGAATTCGCGCCCGGAAAAAAGCGCGTTTGTAAATGCTTGTGATAGCTGTTCGTAAAACGGCGCGATCTCGCCGTTATAAAACGCGCTTGCCTGTTCGGGGCTTTCCTTGTTCTGCACAATAGCCTCATTCACGCCGAAATAGTCGTATATTTCGCCCTTGACATATTCAAGCTGCCCTGTCGGTATCGGCGTTTGCTTGTCGTTTATCGGCGTGTATTCGTACTTATTGTCGGTAACAATAACGCCCGCGCCGTTGTTTTCCATTCGCAAGTTATCGCGGATAAATTCATCACGGCGGCGGTTTAAGTCCTCGGCTTTGGTACTGGACGCAACTTTCAGTATGCCGCGTATTACCGAAACAAGCTCGGCAAGTTTCCCCATGCTCTGATTAAACGTGTCAGCCGTTTGCAGTACGGGCGTGATCGGCTTGTTGCTGTCGCCGAATATGTCGTTATTGTTGTTATGCCTGCTTATATGAATTAGATCGGCATACGGGCAAGTGTAGACATTGCCCGTTGAAAAACGCATTTTGCAAAACAGTTCCCCGCCGACGCTTACAAGCTCTATTGCATAGGCGTTGACGTTGTAGAGTGCTTCAAGCTCACCCGTTATAGTGTTCCATACGGGATATACAAAAGCGTTGTTGTATATCTTGTATTGCGTTGCTATGCGGTAATAAAACTTATATGCCGACGTGTACGGGTTTGGTCTGAATTGCAGCAGCCTATTGTATCGGCTTTTCGATACGTTGATAAAATCAACGTCGCTGCGTCTGATATGGCGCGGCTTGACCTTTGCCGCACGTCTTGCGAACGCGTCAACCGACGCCCGGACGGTGTTAATGTCGTAGGCGTTGCCCGAGAATGGCACGAACGTTGTTTGCGTCGTATTTAGCAAGGTGTATTGTGTTGCGGTCTGTATCGTCTTATCCTTGCCGAATATAGTTTGAAAAAGTCCGCGCTTTCGCATTGCTTCACCTACCCAACGTTATACATATAATCTTCAAAATCACGAACATAAACAACCCACGCGTTAAGTAGCGATACCATGCCGTCAATACGGCGTTTCGCGCTTATCTTATCGGGCATTATGTTTGATATGCCTATTTCTTTCTTTGCGGTGTTAGATAAACACCATTTCAAGATCGGGTTATTGTTGTAATTAACGATCTTGTCCTCGAACGCGGCGCCCATTTCGCGCATAGGCTGCGAAAAAGTGAACGTACCTTGTATGACTTTTTCCATTGTAAAGCCGTTCGCGGTCATTTCATCAACCCAATATCCGGCGAGGGCGCGGTCATATCCGCATTTCCAACAATCTATCTTGTATCGGTCGCGCATTTCGCAAAACCACGCCGTCACGTCGCTGTAATTGACGCGTGCGCCCTTGCAGACGGTCAAAAGCCCTCTATCGCGCCATATCTTATACGGCGCTTCGTCGTTGCTGTGTCCGCCGCTGCGCTGCTTCTTGCCGTCAAGCTCTGCAAGCCTGCTTTCGGGTAAGAAATATTGTTGCAGTACATAAACCGTCTTATCGTTCGGCTTGCGTATAAGCAGCGTCGCGCACGTCAAGTCCGTTGTCGCGGATAGGTCACAACCGCCTATTGCGTAAGTGTCATAAACGTCCTCATAAGTAAACGTTGCGGGGTTGTTGATAACATCAAACGACAACCACGACGACGAGCCATTCTCGCGTATGTTAAAATCTTTGCAAAGCACGCCCGGCAAGTCCTCGGGGTTTTTCAAAGCGCGGTCAACAAAAGACTTTAACGTTTTGGTCTGCTTTATTACACCTAAACCGGGGTTTGCTTTTATCCAGCATTTAGGGTCTTTGAATTCCTCGCGGCTGTCAAGCTCATAAAGGATAGCTAAAAACGTGTCGTCTATTTCTTCGCCGTCAGCGATCTTGCAGGCGTACTCGTACATATTGTCAAAAATACATTCGCGTACTGTTCCGGCGGTCGTAATCATAATAATTAACGGCTGCCGTCTGCTCGAGGTTGACTGCTTCATAACTTCATACAAGTTGCGATCGCGTATCGCGTGCAGTTCGTCGATAATAACGCCGTGCGAGTTCAGACCGTCAAGCGTGTTACTGTCGGAGGCTAACGCTTCAAACTTTGACGACGTAGCAGCGAAATAAATGTCGTTGCGCCGCTTTTTCAAAACCGCCCGCAATTCGGGGCTTTGCTTAACCATGTTCACGGCTTCGGTCAACGCCTTGCGCGCTTGATCTTTCTTTGTCGCAACGGAGTATATTTCCGCCGCGCCCTCACAATCGGCGACAAGCAAGTATAAGGCTATGCCCGCCATAAGCGTTGTTTTGCCGTTCTTCCTGCCGACAAGGAACATTGTTTCGCGGAAACGTCGCAAGCCCGTTTCTTTTTCAAGAAATCCGAAAAGCGCTTGTATATATGCTTTCTGAAATAATTCTAAGTGCAGCGGCGCGCCGAGGTCGCCTTGCGCCTGCTTGCAAAATGTTTCGATAAACGCAATAGGACGCTCGCCCTCTTCTTCGTCGAAATAATATTTATAATTTTTCGGCGGCTTGTCTATCTCTTTCAGTAGCCTTGTATATACTTTCCGCACTCTTGCGGAGGTCTTGATTTTTCCCTTACGGATAAGCTCGACGTATTCGCGTATGTAGTTCAAAGCCTGCTATTTCCTTGTCGGCTTTTTGGTCGCGAACGCTAACAAGGTTTCGCCCACGCGGTCGGCGTCGGTGGGCGGCAACTGTTCGCATAGCTGCTTGATAACCGCCGAATAGTTCTTTACCATTGCGTTATACTGCGATATAAGCGGGTGCGCCCGCTCTATCTTGTAATTGCCCTGCGGCATTTCGACTATAACGCCGTCGGCGTCAATGCGCTGCTCCATATCCTTTAGCTTTTCCCGCATAAATACGGCACGTTCAAACAAGCTATCGTTGATTTTCTTCTTATCTTCGGGCATATTTGCAAAGATTTTTTTAAACTTGTTTAGTTCGCGCTTTCTTATTTTTAATATATCCTCATTCATTCAAAAATCAACTCCTTTGCCGTGTAGTAGGGGGGTCTATACGCGCCCGTGGAGTCCTAAAAAGGACTTATACGCGGTTCTTAAAAATGGCTTTAATGATTTTCAACCGGGGGGGATATTTCAGATTTTTTTGACGCGGTAAGGTCAGCCGCGCCCGCGTTATATTCGTACTGCTCCCCGATCTCGACGGCTGCCGTTGCTGCCGTGTTTATAAAAAACCTTGTGCCGTCTACTGTGTCAACCAATGCGCCGCCCTGCTCTACCGCGTCGCAAAGCTGCTTGTCAAAGCTGCTTACTGTCTGCGGTACAACAACGGTCTTTTGCAAGACCGCGCCGCCAATGGTATATATATAAATATCCTGCACGATCATTCAGCATTACCTCGCTTTATCAAGTCGCCGTTAGCGTCGAACATCAAGCCCTTGTCTGTCGCTGGCGTTCCCTCGTGCTCTATTGCGTGACATTCACGGCAAAGCGTTTCAAGGTTTTTCGGGTTAAGCGATATAAACGGGTCATTGATATTGCGCGGCGTTAAGTGCGTCTTGTGGTGTACGATCTCGCCCGGCGCGCCGCAACGGACGCACAAGCCGAAATCACGCTTGAATACATTATCGCGTACCCTCCGCCATTCCGGCGACAAATAGAACTTTTTAGCCCATTCCTGCATATCAGCGTCCCGCCCCTCGCCTTTGTGCCTTACGGCATACAATATGCGCATACCCTTAACGCCCGCTATTGCGTGCATATACTCGTCCTAAGTATAATTATAAATCGCTTTGCGAAAAGTTTCTATACACGATTTTTACACCGATTTTTGTATAATTTGCCTAAACATTCAGCGCGATCAGCCGCTTTAATAGATCTGCCATTTGTGCAATATGCAAAAATCACCGAAAAAGCCGCCCGCCGTAATAAAGCATAGCAAAGCCCCTTACTGCCCTGTTTTTGATATTATAAAGCGTCGTAAGGCTTTCGTAGTGCATATATTCAAGTATATATTCTTTCGGCTTATGTTCGATATACCACCAACGCAATATAACACGTTCTTCACTGTCAAGTTGCTGCAATACCTGTTCTATGTGGGTTATCAGCTTGTACGTATAGTCTATGTCGTCTAAGGTCTGTTTGTATTCAAGCCACAAGGACTCGGCTTTGCTAAACGCGCCGCGCCGCTTTTTGCTATCTTGTGCGGGCGGCTCGGCTGCATACTTTGCAAGCATTGTCTTTCGCTCTTGTAAGTTGTTTACGGACTTTTTAAGCGTCGGTAATTCTGTTAGCACCTTTTCGGCTTCTTTGAAATAATCTATCATTTTGTTTTGTTGCCCCCTTTTGGGTTTACTTTCTTTTTGGCTGTTGGCTTCTTTCGCATACGAACAGTGATATAAAAGCCGCCATTGACCTCGTTGTATAGTGCCTTTGCCGACGAAAAGAAATAGCCCGGATATAGCTTTTCCCATTCCGCTTTAGCGTCATTACCCAGCGTGTATAATTCATATGCTTTTGACTTGCTTATGCGCCCGTCACGCTTTGTTTCTTTCGGCTGCACAACATTTCTTGACGCGCTCCAAGCATTGCCGAGGTTTTTGTCGTCGGGTTCTTCTTCATTTTCTGCGTTCGGCTTTTTCTTCTTGCAAAAATAGTCCGCCAATCCGCAAACGCCCTCATTGTCGAAAATAACAAGCGACGAATACGCATAGCCCATTCCCCATATTTTATCAAGTTCGGCGGTCGTCATATCTGCGCAATTCAAAATCATGTGATGATGATAACGTCCTGATCGCTTGCCCTTTTCCGTCACGACTATGTATTTCAGTTCGGGCAAGCCCTTTTTCTTGCGGTAACGCTTCAAGCGTTTGAAAAAGTTTTGACGTGATCGCAACGCCGCTGCGTCGTCGGTGGGCAAGTTGGCGTTATTGTAAGACGGATTGTAAAAAATCGCCTCGCCCGGTATGAAATTAGCCATTACCAAGCGTTCAAGTTTCTTGACCCTGCATTGATGATTATACTTTTCTTGCGTTAGCGAGGTCGGCTTTGCTTTCTTCTTGCGCTTGCCTTTTGTGCTCTGTTTGAAAACGGGGAAAACGTCAATATCAAGATATTCGTTACATTCGTGACGCTGTTCTCTGTACAATGCCCGCATAGCTGTTTACCCCTCCTTTGCGTTTCTTATCCTGCTTTGCTTGTGAGAACGTAGGGGGGAACGGGGGAAGTGTCCCCCATTCCCCCCTACAACCCCTTTGCCCCCTCTCACAAGAAAAACAAATATTTATTTTTGATTTTCTGCAACCCTACATTGTGGTTACTAAGATAAGATACATTACAAGCCCTTATCGCCTGCCCGTGCAGGCTGTAAAATCGGGCTGTTATATTCAATAGTCAATAAAGCGCATTTGTGCCATTACGCCCGATAATCGGCGCATAGCCTTGTCGTAAAATTCGGCGTTGATTTCCGCACCCACGAAATCAAACCCCGCATTGTAGCAGGCAATAAGGCTTGACGCACTGCCTGTGTGCGTGTCTAATATCTTGTCACCTTGATTTGCGTATTGCCCCAAAAGCCACGAATACAAGGCGACGGGCTTTTGTGTCGGGTGTATTCGGTCGGCTTCTGCGTTTACGCCGCCGAAAAACGGGTAATCAAAACATTTTGCGTTGCCGTGAAAACTTGTCCACGCTAACTCCCCGTCGGCGTAACTTGTGACGGGCTGGTGTTTATACCAAAATACAAACTCCTTGCAGGCGGGCAACATATCCGACAAATGATTATAGCCCCAAATGATTTGATTTTTTGATACTCTGAATAGCTCTTTGAAATAGTCGGGGGTCGGTTTAAGATCGTTTGCGTAATTTACCCCCCCGTAACGTGCAATACGGCTTGACGCCTTAAAAGCCTTTTCTATCCCGTATGGCGGGTCACAAATAGCAAGGTCGAAATATTTATCGGGGTAAGCCTGCATAAGCTGCATACAATCTATATTATATATGGTGTTCAAATCGAACACGTTTCCGCCCCCCTTATACTATTTATATATAGATAGGACATAACGCCCACCGTGTAAGCGGGCGTTTATACTGTCCTTTTATAGCTCATTAACACACGCGTGCGTTAAACGTGCGTTATGTGTCGAGAATAGCCGACGCGATCATATCGGCGGTGTGTGTATAAAGCACATTCGGATATAGCTTTATAGCGTGGTTGTAATAGTTCCAGCGTTCTTTGTCGTCGAATGCGCCCATGTGCCAGCGTATGCAAGCTATTTCCTCATCGGTCAATCTGCCGTGCAGGATATTTTGAGCAAGTATAACAGACTTTTCGCCGTGACCGTCAAGCAAGGTTTCTTTATTATAAATGTATATCGGCTTGCCGTTCTCGTCGCCAACGTACTTGTATGTATCGCACTTGCAAAGATCGTGCAGCATACCGACAATATACGGGCTGCGTTCATTGCCCCATTTAAGCCCGAGCCTTTCGGTGAGGTTTACAAGCTGCTCCGTGACCGCCTTTGAATGGTCGAACAAGCCGCCGCTGTATGCTCCGTGAAATTTGGTTGACGCGGGAACGGTGAAAAAGCCCATTTTGTCAAGCTGTTCAATAGCGCCTTTTTTGTCATACGGCACAAAGTTGAACGCTTTGCACATAAGCGCTTTGAATTCTTCTATGCGTATATCCTTGTTCTTCGTTGTGTCCCGCATAGTTAGTCCTCCTCGCCGCCTATTGCTTCATCAAGTATTATGCGCCCGTCGCGCGCCTGTCGGCGCGCGATCAAGATTTCATGATTGAATGTACAAGCCGGGGCGACGCCGATACTGTACGTCGCGTAGCTGTAGTTGAGCGCCCCCGACGGGTTGACGTAGCGGACGTTGCTCGCGTAGCCGACGTCACAACTCCACGGCGTAAGCGTCCATACATAGTCACTATAACGCGGTACAAGCGCCCTGTACTTGCGGTATTGGTCGCAAGATAGCAGCGTTACAAAGTCCTCGCAAGTGCCGTATTTTGTGTCGCCGTTATCTGCCGTAAGGTCGGAACGGGTCTTGACAAGGTGCTTTGTGTTGATCTTCATGTGGTCTATGTATTCGTTATTCAGATAGCGGCGCAATTCAGATCGCGCCCAATTGTTTGACCCGTCGCCGCCCTTGTCGTTAAACTGCACGTCGTCGGCTATGTCCGCCGTGATCGCGAAATAGTCGCCGTTGTCGGTGACGTCAAGCAGAACGTACTCATAGTCGTTATAATAGAAATGGTCGCCCGGCTCGAGGTCGTAGTATTCGTCGGCTTCGTCATACTCTGTATCGCCGATTTTACCCATTGCCGCAAGTGCAGCGTTATAAATTTCTGTTCCTATGTGGGCGAATTCCTGTAATATGTCGCTTGCTTCGCCCTCAATAACAACTTTAACGCCGCCGAGTGCGTTTTCGTCCTTGTATGCTTTTATCATTGTTATTCCTCCTTGACTTCGGGTTTCTTTCCGTACATTTTTTCGTCAATGTCTTTGAGTTGATAATATCTCGGTATCGTGTTAAGCCTGCAAGGTACGCGGCTCTCGCTGTCGTAAAACGGACAACTTTTGCACTTTCTGCGATTGCAAAATTTGTGAAGTATGTGCGCTGCCCTGAGTGCTTTTGTAAAGTTCATTTTCGTTCTCCTTATATTCTTTGCAAGCCTGCTCTTGTCAGCGTGGTTGACGAGAATTTGTAACAAAATAATGATCGCGGTCAAGCGGCTTGTTTTCGTCGTATAGCTCTATGTTTCGCGGTTCGTCCCATACCATGCAGCGCTCGTTATCGTCAACAAGCCCGACGGAAATAAACTTGCGCCCGTCGCTTTCGGTAACGTGCTTGTATTCCTTGATACGCTTATATACTATCAGACAACCCGAACAACGGCAATTATGAACGATACGCACTTGATCTATATACGCTTGCCTTGCTTCGTCAATCGTCACGCTCCGCCGCCCCGCTTTCGTATATGGTTTTTAGATAGTTTTCCGTCTGCCTTGAAAACAACTGTCTATTTCTTTTGGCTTCGTTCTTTGCCTGCTCGTTCCGCCAATCGAAATAAACGATAACAACCTCGACGGCGGTAACAAAGCCGAGCACAACCCACGCAAGCGGCGTATTAAATGCCGCTGCAAGTATGAAAAAGAATTCCCACACAAAGCAGACGATCGCGCAACCCGCTTCATCAGATATTTTCATATTTACCCCCTATCAGAACGGGCAAGGGATATGCTCGGCAAGTTCTGCCTCCAGCGCGTCAAAAGCCGCCTTTGTATTGCGGTGGTTTTTGTACGCTTTAAGCAGGCTTTCGCACATCTTATAAAGCCTTGTGTAATCGTCCAGCGTTGCCGCTGCGAACGCTTCGGCGCGTTTTGCGTCCGCCGCCCGTTCCTTTGCCCTTAACAGTTCGCCGAATTCGTCAGCGGACATATTATGTATAATTATGCGGTGTCCTGTCTGCTCGGGGTTTCTTACCCTTGACAAGCGGTTTCTAACGCCGCCCTTTGACCGCCCCATTATTTCAGCGATCGCCGCATAGGTCTTGCCCTCGTCGGCAAGCTGCAAAAGCAGCTTATCCTCGGCGGGCGTCCATTTTGTTTCAGACATAACAAAATCACTCCGTTTCGTCAGTTTTCTTGAAATATTCGATTTCTTCCCATGTGGTTGACGATATACCTTGCGCCCATATCGAGCCGATAATGATAGCTACAACCACGCCCGCCAATATAGCGGCGATAATACCAAGCAAATTAACCACCTCCCCGCATAATGTTTTCTTGATATTCTCTAAGCCATTGCAGCGCCTTTGTCGCCTGCTGCTGTTCTCTGTATGATACGCGTTCTTTTTTGCGGCGGTATTTTCTATAATCGACGCTTGATATTGTTGTTATATCAATATCCCCGCCCATTTCTTGAATACGTTCTAACGGTCGGTCAGTTTCGGCTTGATCTGATAGCAGCACCGCCACAAGCCGCGCCCGCCGTTCCCGTCCGAGCCCGTGTTCGCGGTGTAGCTGGACGAACAACAAGCGCACGTTGTTGATATACACATCTTTAACGCTGCTGTTGACCGGGTGCATAAACTTTTCAACAATGCGTCTACAATCGTCAGTATAAACCCCGATGCTGTCGCAAGCCTGCTGTATTTTGTAGTCGAATACGTCAAGCTGCTCGTATTCGTCCGATATGCTGCAATACTCTGTCCTATCGTCAAGAAACGTGCATATTGCTTTCGGGTACATGATTTTCGGAAATAGTTTGTTTGCCGTCAAAAGCACTATGCACATAACGTTGACGGTTTCGTTTGCCGCGTCAATGATCGGCTTGTTTTTGTGGTAGTCCTTGAAAACTCTGTTTGTCATGTTCGCCCTCCTTGCCTTTTGGCTTGTAATCCTTGCACGGGTAAAGCCTGCTCCATTCGGGGCATTTATAGCAGCTTTTGCAATCGTAGCACGTTATAACCTTTGGTTTGGTGTAATGTATCTTATTATTCATAATCAACTTTCAACCACCTTTTATAATTACCGGGGTCGCTTTCGCTGTAATCTATGTCAAGATCAACTATGTCATATTCACAACCAAAAGGCAACAGTAAAACACGCGTTGGCAATTGTGCGCTAATTTCTGTATGCAGCTTTCGCAAATCTTCCACTTTCATATTTCGATTTGCTTTTATTACAATTACTTTCACTTTTGCCCCCCTTAAAACGTTACCGTCACGTTGAGTACGGCGGCGGCAAGCCAGTATATGCCCCGCCGTGCGTCCTTTTGAATAAAGCACATGATCGCCGCCAGCACGTCTATAATTATCAGCAAAAGCGGCAATATCTGTTCGGGCTTAATCTTCATCACAAGCCTCCACCAGCTTTTCAACCGCTGCGTTAATGTAGTCGATTGCGGCTCGGGTCGCCTGCGTTCCGGCAGCGTTGTTGTCGCACGTTACCGTCAATTCGTCGATAATGCTTTCAAGTTCATCAATCGCCGCACGCCTGCGGGCATAGTCGCACAATTCGTAATTTGCTATCATACGCCCGCCCCTATGCTGCTGTATATCTTGTCGTCGCCTTTATACGGCAAATCCTTTACGTTCTTGTAAGGTAGGTTTGCTATACTCATTCGCATACGCACCACAAGCTCCGGCGACGCAAATTTGCTATATGCAGCACCGACGCCCGATACTTCCTCGGTACACCACGTTTCGGGTGTAAGGTCTTTTGCTTCATAGTAAACAACAAAGCCGTTTATTTCGTGCCGCCTGCCGCGTCCGATCATCTTATAATACTTTGAATATCCCTTGCCCTGCGCACAAGCCCTGAAATAAATAGCTTGATATTCGTCGCCGTCCTTGTAGTGTTCATAGCTTTCGCACTCGCCGTCGTCGTTAATAACAAGTGTGCCGTTGTAGGTGCAGTCCCGGCAATGCTCATTATATTTGCAAGTGTCATTCGTGCAAATCAGTTTCAATTAAATCACTCCCTTTCATTTGAAACACTCATGCGTACCCGACAGCAGTTTCGTTTCATCACTGCTCATCTTGTAGCGGACACGGGTCAGTATAGCGTACCAATTTTCAAGCCGTGTGTTGCGCTGGTATCTGCCCTCGTAGTCGTGTAGTGATGTTCTATACATACCCTCGTTGATCGTACTAAGCATAGCAAGCATGACGCTTTCGGGGTGTTTCTTAACACGGTCACGATAATCTGCGCCCTTGAGAAAAGCCTCCCAGCTATCGTATTTTTCGCTGTCAATGTCGAGGATTTCGGCGACTTCCTCGTAATCAATATCATCAAGTCCAGCCTCACCGAGAAATGCTTCCGTGATAGTCGGTATAAATTCACGATTTGCAAAGTCTTTTACAAAAGCCTTGCGCAAGTCTGCTGCCTGCTTTTCGAGTTCGCTTACCTTGCGGTCACGTTCACGCCGTCGGTCTTCCTGCCGCCGTTTTTCAGCTTCTGCGGCTTTGTCGGCTTCGGTCTGCTTGCTTGCATCGGTGTATATGTACACCCACGCATACTCCGGCGCATCGCTGCTTATAGTGTAATACTTTGCGTCACCTGTCTGTATAAGGTCTTCAAGCTCTTCTCTTTTCTTGTCGTCGGGTTCTTTCGACGCAGTTAAATAGCCTATCTGCCGATAACCGAAACGCTTGTCGTATGGTATGCGCTTCAATCCCATTTCCTCAAGCATTACTACATTCTTTTTCAGATTTTCGCCCGCGTTTTCCTGCGAAATGATCTGATTAACTTTCCATTTAAAATTTTGCGTTCCGATAGTTTTTAAGGCTTCATTTTTCTTTTCGGGGTCTTTTATCTTTTCAAGCTCTATGTAATCAGCAAACGTTGCTTGTCTTTCCTCTGCCTTGCGCAGTTCTTCTTGATCTAATTCAAGCAGTTTAAGGCGGTGTCTGATCGTAGTTTTGCTAAGTCCCGTTTTCTTCGCTATGCCCTCTTGCGTTTCGCCGAGGTCTAACATCATTTGAAATCCCTGCGCCTGCTCATATACGGTAAGGTCTGCACGCTGCATATTTTCAAGCAGCATTGTTGCCGCTTGCTCGCGTTCGTCCATTTCAACCACCATACACGGCACCATTTCAAGCCCTGCCGCTTTCGCCGCCGCAAGTCTGCGGTGTCCTATGATAACGGTGTAGCCGTCTGGGTCGTCCTCGTCCGGGTGCGCTGCTTCAACACCTTTACCGCCCCACACTACCGTTAAATTCTGAAATATGCCGTTTGCCTTTATGCTCTCGGCAAGTTCCGTGATGTCGCCAACGTCCCGGCGAGGGTTGTTGGGGTGCGGATAGATCATATTAACGGGTAGCTCGGTATCTCTGTACCTAACTTTCAATGAAATCACTCCGTTTCTTTGAATTTCTGCTTTTTAAGCCATTTTTTATAGTCCGCCATAACGGCGGGGTCGTCAAAATATCTTGTCATAGCGTGCAGCGTAGCGCGTGCCGCACCGTTTGCTATGTGCTTCGGTATGTCGGCGGGCTTTAGCTGCTGCGTACCCGCTTTCGGTTTAAGTATCATTTCAGCCATAAGCCCTCCCCCTTATCATTCAACCCACATTCTCGGCGGCAAATGTGCTATTTCTTTGTCGAACGCTTCGCCGCTCTTGCCCGTGAGGTCTTTGTACAAAAGGTTAATGCGTTCGTTCTTTTGCGCCAGTAGCGCGCCCCTTTCGTCCAGTTCTTCAACAATAGACGTTAAGCAATCATGCGCCGCCTTTATGTCATAAAACATAACGATCGTCATTAACACTTTACGGAAATTGCGTATTAACTCTTGCTTTGTCAGCCGCATAAGCCGTTTTTCGCATTCTTGTACGGCGAGTTCTTCTTCAAAAGACGTAAGTTTGTAATAGTCCAGTTCCGCGGCGTCCCAGCCGTAAACGGTGAAAAGATCGCCTAAAAGATTGACCGTCATATCGTCCCAAACCTCGGACAAGGTATCGTATTCGCCGTAACAGTCGTATTCGGTAAGCTGTTCATACATAGCCCACGCCCCGGCGGATAATTCGTCGAATTGGTCTTTATAGTCGTTGTAGTAGCCCTCGACGCTGGTATCTTCATAGCCGTACATATCGCCGTTCTCACCGATCTCGTCGAGCCAGTCCGTTATATTGTCATAGCTCAACGACGCGGCTAAACACGACTTTTTGTAAAGCGGCGTTTTGCTTTTCTTCATAATTGCCGCCCCCTTAATGACAAATGATGTAGTCGAAAACATCACGCGCCGTTGCGGCTAGGCTATCGCCGTCAACGCGGATTGACACCTCATGCCCGTTGTTGTACTGGATTGAAACATATTCCCTACCGTCACATATCCAGTATTCAAGGCTGTGTATGTTTGTGTCAGCCTTTTTGACGGCTGCCGATAATTCCCCTTTGACAAATAGGGCTTTGCTTGACTGCGATTTAGTCATACTCAAATCGGCGTTAATTGCCTCGGCTGCGTTAGTTTTAACATAAAAGTTCATGAAATCACTCCGTTTCTATATAAAGCCTGCTGGTTATGCACTTTAACTTACGTAATGTGTAAGTTACGTGCAAAAAAAATATTACCTGCATTCTGTGGGGGAATGTCAAGAGCCGCTACAAGTTTATACATAGCGTCCGAGGACGGCTGCGCCGTGCCTTTTAGTATCTTCCCGAGTGTAGTTCTGTCAATCCCGCTTGCTTTTGCAAGGTCAACCGTCTTAACAAAGCCCTTTTCAATCATCATTTTTCTAAGAGCGACGGTATCAGTTATAAATAAACTGCTCATGCTTTCAACCTCCTTAATTTCAAACTTACGTACCCCGTAAGTTTATAATAACATACTTTAATTCAGTTGTCAAGCCCTTTTTTCAAGTTTTTTTATATTTTTGCTGAAAATGTCTTGCATTTTGCGTTAGTTTGTGTTATTATAAGATTATAACATAGTTAAAGGCGGTGTTGATATGGCAATATTGCAGGATAGAATAAAAGAACGGCGAAACGCTCTCGGGCTAACTTTGTTAGAAATTGCCGAGCAATTAAATGTAACCGAGGCTACAATGCAGCGTTATGAAAACGGACAAATAAAGAATATAAAGCACGAAACAATATACGCACTTTCGCAAATACTAAAGTGTAGCCCATCTTATTTAATGGGGTGGTCTAATAGCATATCGGAAAAGCCTGCTGTTGATAATGGCAAATTATCAGACCGTCAAAAACGCATTGTCGAATTGTTCAACGATCTAACCGACGAACAACAAGATAACCTGATAGGGCGCGCCGAAATGCTTGTTGAATTGAACGAACAAGAATACAAACGGCAAGAGAACGCATAAAGGTACATATTTGTAAGCATTAAAAGGGGTGGTTTTATGGCATTTAAACGCAAAACAGCTATAATTATCGTGCTTTCGCTTTCTGTTCTTGCTTCTTGTGGCAATAGCTCGGGCGGTTCTTCCACAAATCCGGCTATCAGCACGCAGGAAACATCAACCGTTACAACAACTACACAAGCGGAAATTACAACCACAACAACCGAAACAACAACTACAACAAAAGAAACAACAACTACCACAACAAAAGCGACGACTAAAGCAACTGAAACGACAACAAGCGGACATAGGTATTATATACTTAATCACAATACGGGCAAGATACATAACCCGTTATGTCACACTTTGGAGGATAGCAGCGACGAATACGAGGAATTGATTGATATTGGTATGGATTGGGTGAACGCTAACGGTTATTCGCTGTGCAAGGTTTGTAACCCTATCGTACCGCCTACGTCAGACAATAACCCGACAACCACAACAAAAGAATATGACCGCAACTATTATCCGTTTAGTGAACAAAAAGAGATCAAATTAAAATATGACGCTGTTCTGTATTTTGCACCCGATAAAACGTCCGACGACTTGTATAAATTTGGTGCAGGTACAATTTTAATTGCTGTCGGTGAAACAAGCGACTTTTTCGCGGTCACTATGAATAATGAAATAGTATTCTGTGAAAAGGTTGCTGCCGAATACTATTCCGAGCCTGTCTATACTGACGCTCCGCAAACAGACCCACCGCAAACAGACCCACCGCAAACCGAGCCGCCTCAAACAGACGTACCGCAAACAGACCCGCCACAAACAGACCCGCCACAAACGCTTGCGGTAACGGAATAAAGGGGCGTTATTATGGCAACAAAGAATGACGATAAATTGATAACGGGCTACATATACGCCCGCTATTCCCCCGGACCGCAACAAACCGAGGCAAGTATCGAGGGGCAAGTCCGCGAATGCAAGGAATATGCGGACCGTAACGGCATACGCATTATAAACGTATATTCAGATAGCAAGCAGACGGGGCGCAATGACAAGCGAGCGGGCTTTCAACAAATGCTCCGTGATTGCAAGCGAGGCGGCGTGTCCGTCGTGCTGGTATGGAAATTAGACCGTTTCGGGCGCAATCGTGCAGAAATAGCACAAAACCGCGCTTTGCTGAAATTGTCGGGCGTCAAGGTCGTTTCCGCTATGGAGCATATACCCGAAACGCCCGAGGGCATTATCCTTGAAAGTGTCCTCGAGGGTATGGCTGAATACTATTCCGCTAACCTTGCGGAAAATGTAAAACGTGGGTTAAAAGAAAACGCCCTGCAATGCAAGGCGAACGGGGCGGGGCAAAGTTTAGGCTATGTTGTCGGTGATGATCGGCGGTACAAGATAGAGCCGAGCGAGGCGGCTATCGTCAAGCGGATATTTACCGAATACGACGACGGCGCAAAGATCGCGGACATTTGGCGCGGGCTTGTGGCTGCCGGGGTAAAGACAAAACGCGGCAAAGAGTTTACACAATACGGGATAGCGCGTATTTTAAGCAACCGTGCGTATATAGGCGAATACCGATACGGCGACATTGTAACGCCCGGCGGTATGCCCCGCATTATTGACGACGATCTATTTGAACGCGTGCAGGCGCGACGGAATGCGGGCAAATCCGCGCCGACGCGGCGGAGTACAAGCTGTGACGTTGATTTTCTGCTTACGGGTAAGTGCGTTTGCGGCTGCTGTAAAGGCACAATGCGCGGCACGTCGGGAACGGGCAAAAGCGGGCATAAGTTCTATTATTACGCTTGCCACAACAAAATATACAAGCACGCTAAATGTACCAAAAAGAACGTTAATAAAGAATGGCTCGAGGGCGAGGTTACGCGCTTGACCGTCGAATATATCTTGACCGACGAAATAATAGACTTTATCGCCGAAAAGGTCATAGAGGTGCAGGTTGCCGAACAAGCGGACAAATCAATGTTACAATACTATGAAAACGAATTAAAGGAAACGCAACGCGCCTTGAATAACATTGTAAAGGCTATCGAGGACGGGCTTGTAACGTCCAGCACAAAAGCCCGCTTGTTTGAGTTAGAGGAACGCAAAGCCGCGTTAGAAATCAACATTGAAAAAGAGAAAATACAATACCCGCCCCTCGACAAAATGCAAGTTGTGTATTTCTTGCAGCGCTTCAAGGGCGGCTCGGTTGATGATAAGGAATACCAACGGCAAATAATAGACCTGTTCGTCAATCGCGTGATCGTGTACGACGACAAGATCACTATTACATACAACGTCAGCGGCGAACACAACGAATTGACCGCCGATATTATAGAAAAGGCTGCAAATTCGGCGGAGTCGGGGTGTTCGACTAAATACACGTCAAGTCCACCAGCCCTCGCGCGGGCACGCATCTCCCTCACCCGATACATAGTGAGGGAGATTTATTTTGTCAGGTTCGGGGTCATTCTTATTCTTTTCCTTATTGACAAGGACGGACTTTTATAAGT